ACCGCCCGGGTTGTTTCCGTCCGTCCAGTTATATGCCCACTCAATGGGCTTTAACACGTATTCCAGCGCGCCCGGGGAAAGTTTGGGCAACGTTTCAATGGCTTGTTCTCTGGCTTCCTGTTTTCTTTTCTGGCTTTCTACTCCCTGTATGATCAGTTCAAGCGCGATGTCCTCAACAGCCATTCCGGGAAATTGGTCTTGCACTGTATACGCCATTTCCAGGGCTTCTTGCGGGATGTCGATCGTTCTGGCCATCTTACGCTACCTCCCCGTCAAAGCCCGTCTGCGCGTTGCATTCTTCAATCTGGCTTTCCAAAGCAAGCGGGATCCGGTAACCGTGGATAATCTGCACTGCAAGGTCGCTTTGGTTGCGCTTGATCGCCTTGTAGGTGGACACGCCAAACTGCCTTTTCAATTCCCGGTAAATATCCTGGAATACGCGGCCGCGTATGCTTTTATCTTTGTACGCACGGCTTTCTTTACCTCCTAGGCATTCCACGCCTTTGTGCTTTACGGCGGTTGTGATAACGCTTTCTTCCACCCCAAGGATGGGCATGTCGTTTTTGAAGGTTTCAAATTCCTGGCGGAGGGTATCGGCTTTTTCTTCTATCTGCGTTACCCTCTGGTCGACAACCAGCACGGCGCGAAGCTCCGGAGACATATTCTGGAACCGGACGGCCATTTCCTTCATCCCGTCTTCGACTTTGACAAAATATTGGCGGGCTTCCTCCCCGCGTTCGCTTTTCGACATCATGGAAAGTTTCTTGGCGAAGCTGGCGGAAAGTTTGAAATCCTGCGTCGGACGGCCTACCACGGGGTTTTCCGCATCAATGCGGAAAACCCAATAGTCGATATTTTCTTCTGCAAACTCATTATCAGTAATATTCCTTTTACACCATCTGGAAAAATCTCCCGCTCTTAATTCCAAATAATCATATAGTCTTCTTGCCGTAGTCATTCCATTTTCGTCAATACCTAGAGCAACCTCGATTGGGGAATAGTTAGTTGTGGCCACGATTTCCTTTGTCATAAAAAATTATCCTCCTTGTCATTCTCGGGTTTGACAAGAAAGCCTATCTAATATAAAATAGATTTTAGATAGGGGTTTTCCTGTCGCTTAATAGCAATAACGTTTGTGCTTGGTCGTGCGGCGTTGTTGCTATTTTTTTTTGCTGAGTTCTTCGTCAACTTTCTCATTTAACCATTGGGTTTTTGTTTTGTTCTGCTTTTTTAATTTTTCAGTGAGTGCGTTTAATTTTTCCCTAGATAGCGGAACACTAAATTGCCCAATTGTTTCACGGCGTTTGCGGTAATACTCAGCGCTATTGCTTGGGGGCATCTCTCCACCTCCTTGCTAGCAAGTATAATATATTGCTAGCAATAAGTCAATAGCCTTTTTTAAAATTTTTCCATGCTTTATTATTTTATATATCATCCAACGATAGGAAAAAATAATATTGAAAAACGCTTGACAATATAGGATTTACCCTATATAATAAATATAGGATAAATCCTATATAAAAGGCAGGTACAAAAATGCAGGACTTTGAAGTTATATTCTATGATAAAAAAGACGGAACGGAGCCGGCAAAAGAGTTTATAATAAGTTTAGATAAAAAAATGAGAGCTAAAATGTTACGTACAATCGAATTACTTTCTACCAATGGGCCAGAACTTAGGGAACCATGTTCAAAATCTTTAGGTGATGGTATTTTTGAACTACGCGCCAAAGTCGGCTCTGATATATCCCGCGTTTTGTATTTCTTTTTTGTTGGCCATAGAGCAATCCTCACAAACGGATTTATCAAAAAACAACAGAAAACCCCAGCTTCCGAAATTGAGCGCGCAAAACGCTATCGGAAGGAGTTTCTTAGCAGAAAGGAGAACATGCAATGACCAATTTTAAAGATTTTCTTGCTGAACAACTGAAAGACCCGGAAATTAGGGCAGAATATGATGCATTGGAACCCGAATTTTCTATTATGCAGGCTTTAATTAACGCCCGAAAGAATTCTGGCCTAACACAAAAGCAGCTTGCCGAAAAAACCGGAATAGCCCAGGCGGATATTAGCAAATTGGAAAGCGGGAACGCCAACCCGTCTTTGCGGACGCTCCAGCGAATTGCAGAAGGTATGGGAATGCGGGTTAAAATCGAATTTCAGCCGATCACACATAAATTCTCCTGATTGAGTTTTACTCGAAGGTATGATGTTGATAAGGTGATTATAATGCGTGAAGAATATGATTTTACAAATGCCAGGAAAAACCCTTATGCCAAGCAACTTAAAAAGCAGATTACAATAAACATTGATGCGGACACCGTCGAATATTTTGAGGGGATGGCCAGTAAAACCGGAATCCCATATCAAACGCTTATCAATCTGTATCTTACCGATTGCGCTGTAAACAAAAAAGTCCTTCAATTAAAATGGAATTAAGCCTAACCCGCCCAGGATTTTGCCCCTGAGCGGGCTTATTTTATTTATTCGTATTATTTTGTTGTAAATTATTGAATTTTTAGAAAATTCTGTTAAAATGTGGATAAGGAGGGATTTTTTATGGAAATAAAAACGCAAAATAATGAACGACTTAAAGAATTTATCGCAACATACAGCAACGAACTTTTAGAAGACGATAGTTTTCAAGCGGAAGAAGATGATATTTCTTATAAACACCTTTTGGAAAATCATTTGGCCGAACAAAGATTAATTAAAAAAAAATTAGATCATGTTTTCACCACTTTAGAAACAATCAAAAAATGCGTTATCTTCTTTACTGTAATAGCCGCTATTGGTATTGTTTCCAGCGTAATCATTTCGTTGCTATAACGCCCACCATCTGGGTGTAATCTCAACCGAAGCAATACCGCCGTCCCAGGAAATGCGGTTGCTGCCTGGCTGTAAAGTTGGAAAATCAGATATGGAAACGTCGCTGTTCTTGTTTTGCGTATCCTTGTAGGCGTTTTGGGTAGCGCTGTCCAATATCAGATAGTCATTTAAAATATTAATTTGCAGAATGTAAGAACCAATATAAAGTTTTCCACTCCCGCTTCCGTTGATACGTATAAGCGGGAGAGAAGGAAACCATTCGTTAATCATTTCATCCGGCTGTGTAAACAAGATCGGAAATTCCCCGGATTTCAACCATCTTTGCGGCTGGCAATCGAAGTATAAAGTTGCCCGCCCAAACAAATTCATTACATTTTCGATCTGTGCAGGGCCGGTAAACCGTGCTAACCGAAATACCTCTGGATCGTAAGTATCTTCCAGTCTCTGATAACCAGCCGGTAATTGCAACCACTTTTTCACCTCGCGGGCAACCGCGGGGGTTTTTTTATTATTTGCGTTAAAATAAATTTCGTAAGGCTGTTCATAATTTGCAAATGCCCCGGAATCAATAGTAAGGGTTCCGTTTCTGCCCGGAACCTGGATTGTTTCCATCAGCCTTGCGGGGCCGTCCTGGGACGGATACCGTTCCACCTGGATATTAAGGTCATAGGACGGCACGCCGCCCCAAAAGATAGCGCCCATTATTTATAAACCGCTCCTTTCCGCTGTACAGCGTTTTGAATTTTGTACATAACCGCGTCGGCTATTGCATCTTCACTTTGCCCTGGGGCTGCATTAACAACAATTTCAATCCGGGCGTTATCGTTGTAAACGTTACTACCTCCGGCCCGTGCAGGTATTGATAAAGTTGCTTCTCCAAGAGCCGCACAGGTATTTTCAAACTGCCTTACAATATCCCGGTACGCTGCGTCCATTTCTTCGTCAAAGCCAAGGCCGAAGCCTTCCATTGTCAGTTTACCAATCTTTTCAAATTCTTTGGACGGGGAATGAATATCCAGTGCAAATTCGGCCGCCGCAATTACGCCGGACATGACGTTATTTATCGCCTTGTTTAATGAATCTTTCCCAGAATTGACGCCGGAAGATACACCGGAAATTATTTGCTTCCCTATATTAGAAAACAATCCAAAAGAAGCATCCATCTGGCTTTTCAAGGAAGATTTTGTCCCATCTACAATGTTTATACCGACTTTTTCTGCTTCTATTCGGGCGTTTTCAGCGGCATTTTCTAATATCTCTAATGTTTCTTTATTAAAACCTTCTGTCCCTTTTTTGTACTCTTTTCTATAGTTTTCAAAAATAAATAAAGCCTGTTGATACTGATTGTCTAATGCTTGCTTTTGCTCTTCTGCGGATAAACTAGCAACATTTGTAGCTGTTTTAAAACCGTCATTCTGCCTTTCTAACATGGCAAGAAGCTTTTGAGTGTTACCTTCTAATTGCAATTCATTTGCATCAGTGTAAAAAGCAATATCTTGATAATACCCATATAAATATAATTTTGCAGAATCATAATTAGCTTGCTGTTTAGCTAATAACTGTTTTTCAGATTCCCAATTATTTACATAATTTCTTAGAGCGGTATCTTGGTTTTTAGTATGATTAATATAATACGATTCCAAACTATCTTCGCCTAATCGCAAAAGTCTTTGCTGAACTTCTGAATAAGCTTCATCTACTTGTTGCTGTTTTTCAACTAGCAATTTATGTTCTCTATAAAAGTTTTCTTCCGCTTTTCCTTTGTTTTTAAGTGCTTCTTCATAATCTCCCAAGGCTTGGTTCATCAAGATTTCTATTTTCTTAGCTTCAATGGTTTTGTATACCTGCTTTTCTAAGTCTTTGTATTTATTAATCTGATTACCGGTCATTGTATACTCGGTGCCAAGCGCGTTGTTCAGTTCATTCAAAATGAATTGGGCACGGGTTTTGTTAGCGTCCGTTACCTTGCCGTTTTTATCCGCCAAAGTCTGCAGCTCTTCCGCAAGAGCTTGGGCGTTTTCGATCTGCACAAGATCAGCCTCCGCTGCTTCTGATCTGGCTTCTTTTGCATCTGTATAGGCTTGCAAAGAATCCTCAATTGCCTCTTGATTTTTTTCAATTTCTTTTCGAGATTCTTTTAAAGCCTCAGTTTCGTTATTTGTTGCCGTTGTAAGTAGATCGACGGCAGTAACGGTCCCACCAATCAGGGTCGCAGCTATTCCTAGCGGATTAGCATTCCACATACCATTGAATAATTTCACTGCGCCTGATGCATCTTCTATACCTGAAGTCAACTTATCAAAGCTATCTGAGGTTTCAATGATTACATCCATTATCTTCCATGACGCAACTGCCGAGCCAATCCCAGCAAGGCCCGAAACAACGTAATCTTTGTTGTCAATGACGAAATCAAACAAATCCTTAATAACCGGCAGCACGTCGTCCGCTATTAGGTCTGCGCCGTCTTCCAAAAGTCCGGTAAACTCTTCAATGTCTGATTCATCTACCAGGTTTGAAGCAGAATCCAGTATTTTGTTAAACCCCTTCTGCATGGTAATAGAAATCGGACTGAATTTTTTTGCCATTTTGGACGTTATTTCCTGAAAATCAGCCGTGGCCTTGTTCGCTTCAACAATATCCTTGTTGTTTTCCTGCCAGGCTTCTCCCGCTTTAGCTAATCCCTGTTTTGAAAAAAGTTTCAAAACAATGTTTGCCCGTTCGGTGCTGTCGGCCGCGTCCTGCAAAGCCAGGTTAAAGTAATCTTCTGCGGTCGCCGCTTCTTTTACCGCCTTGTTCCATTCCTCGTTCGCCTTGGTGTTGGCTTTCAGCTTTACGCCAAAAGTCTCCCCTTCTTCTGCGGCCCAGTTCAATACGTCCGCCAAAGTGCCTGTTACCTGCCCAGATTTGATTGTTTCGTTCACTGATTCCGCCAGTCCGTCAATTGGGATACTGTCGCCATAGCTTGCCCATGCGCCGATTGCGGCGTTGGTAATCTCCGTCAGTTTTTCCTGTTCCAACCCGATTGCCTGCAAGTTCGCTGTGGTCGTCGCCGCCGTCTGCTCGTCGCCTAAAACGCCGTAAAGGGTCTTGTAAATTTCGGTCGTCTGTTCGGCGGTATATCCGGCTTTTTCGCTGGATACCTCCAAAGAAGCCATGATTTTCCGGTATTCTTTGGTTTCCTCGGTCAGGTTGCCTATCTCTCCGGCAAGGCTTTTCACACCTTCAATAATAGAACCAGCTAAAAGATTTGCGGCAAAGGCGTCGCCAAAATCAAAAGCCGCTTCTTCCGCGTCCTCCAACTCTTCGGTAACGTCTTCCACGCCGTCTTCCATTTTGGAAAGCTGGGATTTCATATTGTTGGCGGCTGTTTTCGCTTCGTTTAACGCCTGTTCCCATTTCAGCGTTTGGGTTGCAGTGTCCCCATACTCTTTCGCTGCATCTTGCAAGCCTTTTTCCAGCATTTCTACCCGCTTGTCCTGTACTTCGATTTGCTGGTTCAGGATTTTTGCCTGGGCTTCTAACTTTTCCTGGCTGTCTGCATTTTGGTCAAACGATGAAGTAACCGCCTTCATTTCGCTTTCCAAAGTCTTTGACTGCTGGATAAGATTGTTTAACTCTTTTCTGAATTGGGCTTCCCCGTCTATGCCGATTCGTCATAGTCGAGGGCCAATATTAATGGCCATCGAAAAACCACCCCCTTAAAAGTGTGCGGAAACAAAGTGCCCTGTAAAAGGACGCTTTTGTAATAAGCGTGTTTTTACTAATAATCACCATCTTTTTAGATAAATTCCGCCTTGACCAGTAAAGGAAAATGTTGGATAATGGTAACAAAACAAAGAGAGAGGACATTATTATGAAAAAGGTTGCGCTCGTTTTCTCATCCATTCTTTTCCTTTTTGTCACCGGCTGTTCTCAGATACCGGAAGGGTTTACCCAGGCGGGCTATGATACCGGTGTAAAGGCGCTAGAAGCTATCGACCAGTACCTTGACGGCGAAATCAGCGAGGATAATGCTCAAGAGAAGCTAGATCGGCTTTCCGACCTTTTAGAGGCGCAGGCAGAAACGGCAGAAGAAAATGGAGAAGAACTAGCGAGCGTAAAGCTTAACTTGATTGGATTAAAATGTTCTTTGATTTCCCATAATATAGGAGACGCTTGGGGCGTTGATATTGGTCAGATTCTTGAAGAACGAAACGAAATAGCAGAAAAGCTCGGAAAACCGGCCCGCTAACCATATAAAAAGCCAGAATAACCAGACGGATTGTAAATTCCGTCTGGTTATTTGTTGTTTCTTTTTGTACAAGACAATTCCAGCTTCTTTCAGAGGAAGAGAAAACATCCAAAAATCAGTTCAAGCGGAGAATGTCTTCCATCCGCATAGGAGCCTGTTTTTTCTTCGGTTCCGCGCCGTTATAAATGGAAAAGCAGGAAACCATATCGCACATCTCTACGTAATCTGTGCAAAGGATTTCCCGCTTTCCCATGTTCAGCATCCGGCCATAAAACAAAAACCACGCGGGATTAAGCGCTATTTTTCTTCCGTTTTTTCCTTTTTTTTTGACGGTTCAACCTCTACGGTATGCCCTTTCATGGATTGCCCCATAATTGCGGCGAAAGATTGATGAATACCGATATAATCCGGCGTATTCAATGATCGGATAGCCTCGAAGGTAAGCGGAGACGGGGTATAACCCGGATTTTCATAATGTTTTTGGTCTTCCGCGCCTCTGCTCATGGCAACAAGCATTTTTGCAGTTGCAACCATCGCTTTTCCGGTAGGCTGTTTCAGCAATTCATCAATCCGGGAAAAATCACCATCCGGGCATAAATCGCTGATTTCAGCAAAGGCCCCGATTGTCAAAGCGAGATCATATTCTTTTCCGCGTACAGTAATTTTTTGCATCATCCCGCCCCCTCGGTTATGTTCAGCATCGCCTTTACAATCTCTTCTGCTTCCGCCTCGGTCGCCTGATCAGCTGCAATTTTTTTCCAGGCCCGGTCGGCGGAATCATCCCGCATCAGGTCAGCCGTAAGCGTTTGGGTTTGCCATTCAATACTTTCTTCCTGGGTTGCAGCTTCTGTATTTGGAGTTTGAAACCGGGTTTTTGTCAATAGCATAGGCGCGTAAGTCGTTACGCCACCGCTCATAAAGCGAATGACAAAGCCGATCCCTACATAAGGAATTTCCATACCTTCCCCATACGAATAAACTTCTACTGTTTTACTTTCCCCATAACTCAAACTTTCCGGTTCCGGCAAGCCATATACAAATGCTTCCGCCGTATTTAAAAGGCCGTCTACCACCAGATCAGCAGTTCCGCCTGTGAATACGCCGGGAACAGTTTCAGCTTCCACGTTATCCGCGTAAAACGGATTTGCGTCTCCAACTTCGGGATTGATGGACACACTTACGCCGCGGGCAAGCCTCATGCCGTCGCTATACGTTACGGTTCCGCCGGATGCGCTGTATTTGGCCACATAAGGCGATGAAAAACCAGTAATTACTTTTCCTGCTGCTGCCATTTTGAATCTCCTTTCAAAAGAAAGAGGACGCTTACGCGCCCTCACGGTTTTATATGATTTATTTTTTTATCAATTGCCTGTTCTCCGGCCTTCAAGGATTCCTTTTCGGATTCCCGCAGCGCCGTTCGGACAAAAGGCGTTTTTTCGCGGTAACTGCTGCCGCTTTCAGTAATACGCGCAATCATGGCGCTTGGCTGGCCTTTTGGATACTTCTTTGTCTTTACGTCGTTATACCCGTCAAAGCCCAGCTTTACATTAATAAAGCCATCGTCATTTTGCATGGGAGAAATACCAAAGCCTTCTTCAAGCCCTTTTTTCTCGCTGGCCGTCAGTCTTGCTTTTCTCTTCTCTCGGTAGGCTACTATTCCTTCTATATCCGGCCTTGCAGGTAAAGCTTCGATATTTTTTCGTATCGCGTCCGCCACAACCTCCGCCATGGCGTATACGCCGGTTCCAATTATTTCAGAGGTGTTTTTCCCAATTTTTTGAAGATAGGAGACATATTCGTCCATACCGTGCATTGTCCATTTAGCCATATGTTTCCCATACCCATTCATAATGAATTAATTCGGTGTCTTCTTCATATTGGACGCTATTCAAATACCACGCAATTGTTTCAGATTGGTTCAGCGCTTTCGGAATCGCTTCTATCAGGGAATCTCCGTCTTCCAGTGTGTAAAGATCAATAGTGCCGGTAAATGCTTTTTCAATATGCCTGTTTCCCGCCAAAAAATCGTTGGCCCCATCTTCCTGCCACACAATATACGCAGGCTCTGTGTTCGGTTCTGGGGCATAATGATAAACTTTCGGCGTTAATTTAAGAAGCAGGTTATTAATTGCGTTAAGGCTCATCGATTGCACCAATTCTTTCCAAGGTAAGATCGGTAACCGGCTGCCCGTCTTCGTCCCGCAAATGCTGTACTTGCAGAATCTTATAATACCCTTCCGCTGCGGAATCAAACCCCGGCTCAAGCTGGCATCGGTCTGCGGTAGAAATTTCCGCGCAGCGCTGTATTTCAATTAACAAATCCGCGCGGTCATCCTGGGCTTTTGCCGTCCAATACCGGGTAATTCCGACTGTTTTGTTTCCGTAATAACTTGCATATATTTTTTGGTCAAATTTCATAACCGGTTTTCGCCCGGGGGGAGCGGTATTTCTCCCCCGCCAGACCGTCGCTATACCGGAATCAAGTAGCATCTTCCGCACCTGCTTTCCCGCTGAAAATACGGTTATTCAACGCCCAGCGCAGCATACGGGGCATCGCTTCGTTTGTTGCTCTCTTCCGAAACAGATACGCGGCATACATAACAATAAGCTGTCCGTCTTCCGCGTTGTATGGCTCTGATAGCGCCGCGCCTTCCCGCCGGATAAACTGAATTGCCGTATTGATTAGATGAGTAAGCTGCGCAACCCGCGTCTCATCCGGCAAAAGAAGGTTTATATCCGCTTGCAGCAAATTCAAAAGATCGGCCTGCGTCAACGCTTACACCCCCCAAAAATTAGTCGCTTGCTTTCGTAACAGTCACCGTGTAAACGCGTACTGCGTTCCCCTGTTTTACCGTTACGGCCAGCGGATGGGCTGCGCTGTCTGCAATCCAAGTGACGGTTCCGCCATTTCTTACATTTTTCCCATCGTAAGCGACCGAAACCTGTGCCCCCGGCTGGCTGCTGGTGGCTTCAATTTTTGCGCTGGTTCCAGTGGGCGCCAGGGTATAGCTGTATGTAGTAGAAGAAAATACCGGGGATAGCGCCTCTGATCCAACCGCTAAACTTGTAAGCTGCGCATCATTGGCGGTATCCGCTGCAAAGTCCATGACGGTTGTGACTTCCTGATTGTTAATATTGATCGCTACAAATGCTCCTGGTATGATCGGCTGTCCATCTGCCCGCTCTTTTCCTTTGAACACTGTGTTGTCCTGGATAAACTGCACCTCGCTGCTGGATTCAATCGTCATACCCGCACGTATCGCCATTAAGTACAAATCAAAATATCCGCCAACAATATCGCCATCCGGCATAAATTCTAAAATATCAATATCTCCGGTTACAACAGGAAGCGTGCCAAACAGATTTGCGACAATATCACCGGTAGCTGTAAAAGTAATCAGCTTGCTTTTTAACAACGCGTAAGTCTTAGAATTCATTGCCCATGACTGGTTTCCGCGGCTATAAGGTGTAAAAGTATTACCAGCCGCCAGTGCTAACGCAGACCAGAACTCCGCGCCGGTTACATCAGAACCCCCGATTTTTTGGATATTGCTGGTATGATAATCTATCCAAGCAGGAGCGTTTGCGGGATAATCGGCAGGTTTGGAGGTCTGCGCCAAACGTATAACAACGCCAAGCGGCATTTTAGACGCGGAGCCTTTGCCGTACAGAATAGCCTTGTCCATAGCCAGGCCGATAGATTCGGAAATCATTTCCACAATCCAGCTTGCCAGGGCAATGTCGGTATCTTCCAGGAGGGAGTTACACACCGGCACAAACCC